CAGGTCGCGGCTGATGGCCTGTTGCCAGCGCACAGTGAGCGGCATAATCGTATACGTTACAAAGCCGATATTTTGTTGTTCAATGCCCGTACCCCATGACGTGGACTTGCTCGTCAGGCCAATCATAAACGGCGGCACGCCCATCCAGCGGCAGATGTCCTCGGCGTTAAATTCCTCGCTCTCAATCAGTTGCGCCTTTTGCGGCTCTATGCCGATGTCCTGCCACTCCAGCCCGTCCTCCAGAATGGCGACGCGATGCTGATTCCCGCGTTGGTGGGCCGCGTCCCAACTCTCTTTAAGATTCTTTTGTGCTTGCTCGCTGAGTTTCCCTGCCTTTTTTAGCACACCGCCGGGGCTGGCGTCGTTTCCAAAAAAGCGCGCGCGGTACTTCATCGTTGCGGCACTCACGCCCACACTCTCACCAATGAGCGGCAGCATATCTAATCCGGCGATGACGTTTTGTTGAAAGCCGCGCAAGTGCAAAATGTCTTCGTCGTTGTACGGCTTCTCGCCTTGTCCGGCCTCGCGCACCATATAGCGATAGCCGCCGTCCGCAAAAGTCTGGACGCGCACATTGTCGGGATGGATGGGAATGATTTGGTCGGCAAATCCGCGCGGCCCCGGCACGATGCGCGCGTAGGCGTTATTCCGCATAACGACGTGCGCCGTCATCATGCTAAAAAACTCAATGCTCGTTTGGAGTGGGTTGGGTTGTAAATGCACCAAATCATAGAGCGGATGATTCTCTGCCCGCTGGCGTGTGCCGTTGGCAAGCCGCTCCATGATGTGCTTCGGCAAAATGCCGATGGTATCTGAGATGAGTTTCACGCAGGCATAATAAGCCGACACTTTAAGCGCCGTGTTGTAACTCACGCTTTCCCCCGAAGCGGTAGGCGCGCCCAACGCGCCCCAGTATCGCTCATCGTTGACGTTTGCGCCCATGAGTTTTTGTAGGAATGTCATGTCGTTTTACCGCCGAATAGGCTGATTCCCATCAGCACCACTCCGCCGCCGATGAAGGCCAACGGCGGCCAAATCGCATACAGGCCCGCGCCAAACAGCAGCAGGCCCAGCGCAAAGACAATCAAATCAGGAGAAAGTTTCAAGCGTTTCATAGGACGAGTATCCCGCGCGTCTCGTACAACTCTACCGCATGGCCCTGCGCCCGCGACATTGCATTTACCCACGCCGCGACAAGGTCAATGCGCTTAGTGCGTATCACTGACCGGCCCCGCGTTTCCTTCACAAATTTGATGTAGCCCTGCCCGTTTTGCGCGATGCTCGTATTCCCAAAACACCACGCCGCCACCGGGTTCGGCTCGTGACTCATGTCGCCCTTGCGGAGCAGAGTTTCCAGTGATTGCATAGGCGCAGTGAGAGTAGCAAACGTTTGCTGGAGCGGGATGCAATCAATACCCGCATCGGTCAGCCGTTGCAAAAGCATGGTCGCCATCGCCGGGTCGCTGATGAGTTCGCGGATAAAATAATCTTTGCTCGCCTGTATGATGGCGCTTTCAATCTTGGTGTAGTCTATCACGTCGCCATCGGTGGGCGTCACCCATCCCTGCTCGGCCCACGTGTTGTATGGCACGCCGTCACGCCGCACGCGGTCGGCCATGTTTGTGGCCGGTATCCAACACTCCCAAAGCACGCGATACTCGGATAGGCCCGCTTGCGGCGGGAACACCAAACAGAGCGCCGACAGGTCGGTCGTGCTGGACAGGTCAAGCCCCGCGTAGCACTCTAGGCCTTTCAAGTCCTCGCGGCTCCAAGAGCCATTCGTTTCGTGAAACAGTTCGAGCGGAAGCCATGTGGTGAGTTTCGTTGTAATCCATTGGTTCAATCTCAGCCAACGAAAGAGCCGTTCATCCGCCGCGTTTTGTTTGGCCTTCTCCGCTTGCTCTCTCACCCCGTCAAGCGTGATGGTCACGCCAAGCGATGGATTTGCCTTCTGCCAGTTGTCTTCGTTGTAAATATCATCCCCATCGTAAGAGTAAATCACCGGATACCATGTCCGGTCTATTTCGTCACCGGCGATGATGCGTTGAGCCTTCTCGTGCTGTTCCCAGCCCACGCTAAGGCGGTCGGGGTCATCGCCGCTCGTCGTGATAATCCACCAAATTGGCTGGGTACGCGCATCGCCCGCGCCAAACGTCATCACGTCCCATAAATCACGATTCGGTTGCGCGTGCAATTCGTCAAAGATACACGCGCTCACGTTAAGACCATGCTTCGTGTACGCTTCACTGCTCACCACTTTGTAGGTTGACCCGGTTACTTTGTCCGTTATCAACTTCTGCGAGAGCGTGAGTTTCGCGCGCTTCTTTAGCGCGGGAACTTGTTCAATCATATCCACCGCCACGTCAAACACGATGCTGGCCTGACTGCGGTCACTCGCGCACCCGTATACCTCGCCGTTCAATTCTTTGTCGGCAAAGGTGTGGTACAGCCCGGCGGCGGCGGCTAGTTCACTTTTCCCATTCTTCTTTGCCACTTCGACATAGATGTATTTGTATTGCCTATTCCCGCTCTCGTTCACCGTGCCGTATACGTCGCGGATGATTGACCGCTCCCACGGAAGCAAAGCAAACGGCTGTCCGTGAAAACGGCCTTTCGTGTGCTTCAAGTTCTCAATGAACCGCTCGGCGCGGTTCGCCTTCGCTTCGTCGAAACTCATTCGAGCGTTCCTAGAATTTCGTCCATCTCATCCCGCGATACCGGCGCGGGTTTCTTCGGCGGGATGTATCCGGCCCGCGCGCGGGGGGTCAGGTAGAGCGATTGAGCCAGTGTGTGCCAGAGTTTGATTTTATTGTCGAGGCGCGCATCCATGCGCGCAATCCCATCCAGCGCATTGGCCGCCACCTGCGATAAGTAAACCGCTTCGTTCTTTTTTGCGGCCTTCCACTTCTTTTCCTGAGTCTTCCAGACAGCCATTGCCGAGGCGCGCAACTTTTCTAATTCCAAAATGTGCTGAGACGTTTTGCAGAGTTGCACAAGCAACTCCTCATCAAAGGCCGTGACAATCTCGGCGGATGTTTCAGAGTAGAGCCGCATGAGTTTGTCCCACGCGGCAGTCGCCTGCGGATGACCGCGCAAGGCCGCCGGTCGTTCCGGTAGTTCACTGACCGGCGTCATGCTCAATTCGGCGGCGTTGCGCTCGGCCATGATGTCTTTGCGGCGGCGCTGATTAAGCGCCATAGGTTTACGCGCTGGCATATGTTTTGTCATTCTTCGGCGCGGCCTTGCGGCGGGCGGCGGGCGTGGTCATGCTGGCACTTCTGAGAGCGGAACGGTCGGACTTGCGCCGCCAGTTTCCCGCTTGGTTGCGGGCGCGTTATCTGTTTCGCCTGTTCCGCGTTTTTGCCCGCGATACATTCCAGCCCCGCGCCGCTCAATCTCGCTAAACGGAAGGACGGGGACGGTCAAACGGGATTGATAAGACTTGTCCAGAAAGTAGATATATCGCAGTTGTGCCCCGCCTAGACGTTTTGCCCCCAATTCTTCTAGGCGTCCGAATACTTTAGACGAAGAACTCCCGCCGCCACGCAAGCTCATAAATTCGCGCTCTGTCATAAACGGAGAAAGCCAGGATGTATAACCGGACTGTCTAACGGTGTTCTCTCTGACGCTTTCTCCGTTAGGCAATAACCACGTCGCGCTTGTGAAGTTGATTCCAGTCAAAACAAATCCCGCCGCCCGGTAAATCGTCCCATCGCCGCATTGCGTCCCATCGGCAAATGAGATAACCCATTTTATTTGGGGCGCGCGTTTACGGAGTATCCGCATCGCCACGCCCAGCGCCCGACTTTCGCTATTGCGCGGCAGGGCTTCGCTAAAAGCCATCCGGTTTAGTTCTATAAACTCATGCCATTTTGTATCGGACACCAGCCCCTGAATTTTCCGCTTATCAAGTGACGGCCCAAACTGCATAACCCCTTCCAGTCGCTCTTCAATAAATACGCCTATATGGAGCTGGCTGTTATTTACAACCTTCCCGGAATAATGAGCGCGGCGCACAAACTCGTTGGCCCGCCGCGAATCGATTGGTTTCAAGATAATATCTTTAGCGGTTATCATGGCTTGCAATGAATGTCTCACAAACAAATGATAATCCGTTCCCGTTGCTATTCTCGTTTTGACTTCCAGAGAAGTCCTGTATTTTTATCGCCAAACTGATAGCCCGCTTAACTTGTTCGACTTGCGAGTCGTGAAGCGTAAAGGTCATTTGCTGAAATGGGGCGCGGTCTTCATCAGGAACTTTCTCGAAACCCTCGGCCCACGACAACGCACTATTAGCCAAAAGTGAAGCGTCAAGGCTTGCCTTGTCCGCCTTGACCATCTCGGCGATGGCCGCGTCCTCGGCGGCGAGAAGCGCGAGCAGTTCGCCGTCCGGGTCGTAGTCCATGTGGGCAATCGCGTTATCCGCCACGCCCAGCCGCACGGCGCGCGGGTCATCGGCTGTTTTGATGTCGTCCCGAACATGGATGACGGGCCGCGTGCCGTCTGAGTGAACCACGATAGGCTCAATGTCTGCGCCGAACACATCCGCCGCGCGCTCTAGGCGCTTACTTCCGGCGAATACTTCCCCATCAGCGGCGGCGACCATCGGGGCGGAGTAACCATCGCGCCGCAGGCTCTTGTCGAGTTGCGTTAGGCCGCGCGGGTTGCCTTTGTTGGCGTTGGCTTTTTGCGGGCGAAACTGAGACAGGCGCTTAAGAGTCTTCATTGGCTCAATCCAGACATTTAACAAAAAACTTGCGCGGCTG